CGTAGTGACGCTGGACTCAATCTCGTAGTAGTGATCGGGCGCAGTGGTGAGCAAGGAGAGATCCTGAGTGCTGCCACTGTTGTAGATGTCAGAGATGTTTGCTGACTGATCGGAACCCCAAACGGCAATCTGGTTGATCTTGGCGCCCTTCATGTAGTTGCCTGAAGCAAATCTACCCACTCTATAGTTGTCTGGATCTATTCCGCTCGAGTATCCATAATTGGCATGTGTGTTTGATGTTGTCTGAGCAACCCCGTCTATGTAGATGCTGAACCTAGAATAGTAATCAGACATGCTACCAGAGCTTGTACCGGTAGTCCCTCCATCGTAAGTCACCAGCATGTGATTCCATGCGGTAGGGTCGATAGATCCGCTTGGCGTTGTGAATTGCAAGTAGTTAGCGTTTGATCCATACCTGAGTCGAAGTCGTTTTAGTCCGTTGTGATTAGTCTGCCGCAACTCGACATGCCCACCGTTCACCGTGTCGTTATCCCCGAAATAGAAAATGGTTTGACCTGCGTTGGATGTCGATCCCTTATACCACAGGCTAATAGACCAAGCATCACCACTGCCTGCACCGTTGGAGGCTCGACCTAGAATGCCGTCGATAAGTGAGGCGTTCGCTCCGAGGTATGAGCTATCCCCATCCTCGAATAACAGTGATTTAGTGTTGGTGTAAGTTACCTCCTGAACGTTGAGCGTGACCTGAAATGATACTGTTCCGCCTAAAACGTTCGCTGCTTTACAGTTAATCAGGATTGTGTCTGCTGATGTTCCAGCAAAAGCGGGAGCAGTCCCTGACAGCACACCAGTATTCTGGTTTAACGAGACCCAGCTAGGCGCATCCGTCTCCGCCCACTGATTGACGATGTAATCCGTTGCGACGATTTGTGCATTCAGGGATTGTCCCTCGGTGACATCAAAGGATTGATTGCTCACGGTAGGCGCTAGTAGCTGCGATCCGTTGATCATATTGGTGGCGTCAATCGTGACCGTTGATGCGTCATTCATTGTCAGCACCAGATCAGACCCCGATAGCGCACCACTCTGCACAAACTTGTTCTCATCCACACCCAGAGACGTGACATCTACAGTGTAAGCTGTTGAGTCCTCAAGGGTTAGCGTGAGACTGTTGCCCGTAAGGGAGAACCCAGTCACAGGGTTGCCTTGCGACGAGAAGCTATACCCGCTCGAAAAGAGGTTGTTCAGCTCCGTCACAGCCTGATTAAGCACTGAGTTGACAGGGTTGCCGTCGATGGTAGCACCAGTAACAGGGAGGCTTTCCACAAGGATCTTCTGACCGTCTTTGAGTTTAATCTTAATACGATCACCGTTAGCTACAGCCTCGATGGTATTGATACCATAAGCGACCAAGGCGCTCTCCGATCCTAGCGAGAGATCGCGCAGGAATACCGATGAGCCAGTGGTATCAACTCCGAAGTCCATCGCCTGATACTTCTGATAAGGGCTAATTAGTTCGAGATCCTTATCCTCGAAGAGTCTATTGTGAACGATAGCCTGATATCTAGGGATTCCCGTGGTCGGATCATTGGTATCACCAACGCGAACCTGGAACACGCCCATGTCAGAGTCATCAGCCCGGCTCACCTTGCGGATCTCCGCGAAGATGGTGGTTCCAGCATGAATCTCCACAGGGTGATCGAAATACCACTCAACGGTGCTGTCTGCTGTAAGTAGACCGGTCTGAGGAAGTGTCTGCTTGTAGACTGGGCGACCGCCGACAGAGAGGCGATACTCCAGCTTGACGTTATCGAGGTTGATCTCCTCGGCTGCTACCGTAGTGATACCTAAACCAGCGATGGAGACACCGAAGTAATTGTCCCCACTGTAGCCGATGGATGACGCTGGGACTGGATTGCCGCCTAACGTGGTGCTGAACATGTCAGTATACACTCGACCACTGGGGGGAATGTAGCCATCCACACCCTGGTTCTCTGTGAGGCTCTGATCCTTCAAGCCACCCCACATTGGGTAGAAGTTCGTGTTGTTGCCAAGGTTGGTGAAGAAGATGTTCTCAGCACCCGAAGACATCTTGTGCTGCTCACCCAAGAACAGGGAGTTCAGCGTTGTCTCGATGGCACGATCAGCGATCAGCTTCTCGTTTACAGCATCATAGGACAGGTGAGACAATACCTCAGCCTGATCCGTTGTGAGTGTTGAGTTGAACGCGCTACTATTGACGCTCACCCATTGACCGGAGTCTCCATCAGTGTAGTAGGCATAAAGCTGACCGATGACGGTATCGAACCACATGTCACCCTCATCTGGGGATACGGGAGCAACCTCAGCCACAGTGATCGGTTCAGTCTTGGTATCAAGCGCCGCCTGTGTCGCGGTAGAGATTGGCTTGTCGAGGTCGCTGGTGTTGTTTACATGACCCAACCCAATATCAGTCTTGGTCTCAACGTGAGGGCTTTGAGCGTGATCGTAGGCGTATTTGCCGCGATCTCCTTGGTATGCTGTTGTGGTGGTCTCACCAAGCGTTAGACCGTAGTCTACGCCGCTAGAGACCTTGACCGCATCACCCTCATTGGAGACGATGTAGAGATCAGCACCTGTGCCATTCTTTACGAAATAAATTGAATCCTCTTCCAGTGAAGGGGGGAGGGCTAGAACTTTGTGAATCTTCATATTACCATTCGTCAGAGCCTTGAGACCATCCCTCGAGACCATCGTCAGGAGCGGGGATTGAGGTGCAAGTATTCAGGCCAAGATACTGTCCTCTTCTAAATCTGTCTGAGCCATTCCAGCCAACCTTGGTCAGCGGGGATCTTGAGAGCAGGCGCTCAATAGGGCTATTCTCGCCGCTGCCCACTTCCATCGCGTCCACGGTGCGAGCATCCTCAAGCCTTCTGCGATAGAGTCTCTCCAGGTCTTCGGCAGAGATGCCGTCCGTAGTGATCTGTCGCGCCACCTTCATGGCGATCTTGACCGAGATGACATCAGCCATAAGGGGATCCCACTGGGAAACATCATCCTCCCACTTAACGTATCGCAGGAATATCTCACCGAGGTCTGAAAGTAATTGGCGACCATTGAGGTCAAAGAATTCTGCCTTCTCACTCCAAGGCTCCCCGTTAATGTCGAGGATGCGGAGGCAGTCGGATGGCAGTTGATAGGCGTGAGCGTAACCGAAGTTGCCACTCTGGAGCGTGCTGGCTGATAGCTGGCTCAGTTGTGCGCGTCCAATGCAGCAAGACCAGCGATGAGTCCTGATAACCTCTTTCGCCGCCTGATCGAAGATCCCCTTGATAGCTCTAGCCTTGGCATCATCGTCGTTGAGATTGACGATAGATCCCGCTGACAGGTATGAAAGGGCGTTGTTTGCGATTTGAGTTCTTGTCTGCATATCTAATTAAGTAAAAAGAGGGACGGAAGCCTTGACCCCCGCCCCCCTTTGAGGTTCCCAACGAGGAATTTTCTATCGAACGTAGTAAGCGATGCTCACACGCTGAGTGCCAGCAGTAGGAGATCCACCAGCAACGGTGACCTTGAGATCAGCTTCAGCTGCGACCTTGATAAGCTCATGGCCATCAGTGTCGAAGAAGCGAGTTCCAGCGGAGCTTACCGATACGCCATTGCCATATCCATCAGGATCAGCAGTGGTTCCGATGTCAAGACTAACACCAGAGAGCGCAGGCCCGATAACCGAGCTTTTAGCAGGGTCAACGAGAGCGCCAGCAGGGATGTTGCCGAGGAGGGTGATCACATCAGCAGAACCCTCATCACCAACGAAGGTGATGGAGTCATTGAGGAAGCGAACGCGGCCAGCAGCTTCGATGCCATCAGCAGGATTCCCGTGATTAGCATAGTCAGCTTGTAATTTGGATTGTGTAACAGGCATTGTATTATTCTATTAGTTGTTAAATGTTTGAGGATTATCCGATGCAAGGAACTTTCCAGACACCCTTGTCCCAAATACGGTTGAAGCCCCAGTCCCAGTAGAACACAGACTGAACACTGTGGTTCTTGGTAGGGAGACGATCCAACTCATGAGTAGGCATTTCGTTGTATCCGAACTTGACGGAACCTTTGTGGAAGGCAACGCAGGTCTTGATACCACCAGCTTCAGGGAGGTTGGTGTCATCGACAGACATGGTGAAGCCCATGCAGTCAGTGATTACGCCGGATGCAACTTCTTCCAACTTAGCAGAAGCCTGATCGCGGTTGCGGATCTTCTCGTCCTGGAGGAGTTGAAGAACTTGATCGCTGCTCAGGATAAGCCCGAAGGGAGCAGGGTTGTTGGTGCTTCCGTCCTGAGACATGACATCAAGCTTGGAAAGCTCAGTGCGGAGCTTCATGAGCTTGTCGTAGGACATGCCCTTGTCAGCACCGGCAGCGCCAGCAGCGAAGTCATAGTTTACAGGGATGGTGTAGGTGGAGTCGAAAGCAGGGTAGCTCACAACGCCATTAGCAGCGACCTCGATGGCGTTACCAAGGAGACCACCATTCTTGCCAGCCTCACCGACAATGATCTTGTCCATGTGACGGGCAGCTTCGGCCTTCTGGTTAGCAATAGAGACGGGGATCTGACTCTCACCAGTGCCAAACTTCTTCTCAGTAACCCGGTCAAAGATGAGGGGTGACTTGTAAGGAGAGGTGGTGACGCGGCGCTTCCCGAAGGTAGCAACGTCTGGAGAGGTCTCACCGTAGAGATCGGTGATCGCGCTGATGGAATCAGTCTTGTTAGCGAGAGGGAATTCACGATACTCACCATTGACGGCGACTTGATCGCAAAGTCCAATCGAACGACTGCGGACTTGTTGGAATTCGACATCGTAGCGATCCTCGAATTCTGGACGGTAGGACTCCACTGATGGGAGTGACAGGTTATTAGCCATTATCTTGTTTTCTGTTTGTTTTGTTTATTTGATGGAGCGAAAGACGCTCGCCTTGGAGTTGAGGGTCTATCCCCTCTGTCTTTCGGGGCTGAATCAACGGAAGGTGGCAGATGAATCTGGGCTTCGTAACGAACAGGTGGCCGAACGATTTGACAATTAAAGCAGCAATCACATTCTGGCTACCTTTTAAGTCATCGCCACCGACAACAAACCCCCGCACCCGTAAGGATGCGAGGGCTTGCGCTATGAACAGGGAGGTGAACGACTCCTCCCAACCAACAAAATCTATTGACCGTATGCTTTAAGCTGGTCTGAGATTGACTTGTATTCCTGGTGATCAGCCTCACTCTGCCAGCCACCGGAGCTGGACATGATGAGTTCACGCTTGCGATCCTGTAGACCCTTCACATCGGTAGGCATTGCTCGACCAGTTGGAAGACCAGCAGGCATATTGCGCTCGACGTTCTGCTTCATCACGCGGAGGAAGGCAGGGTCATTCATCATGGCCGCATGGAGAGGGTTGCTCGTGACAATCTCACCAGTCTCAGACTTCTCATATTCAAAGCCCATGCCCTTGCCGAGATCGGACAGCAGAAACTCACCAAGCTGATCGTCAAACTTAGCTTTAAGCTCCTCGCCACCCAGTTCGGATGTGAGCAACTTGTGAGTCTCCTCGCGAGTCTTGTTGAAGTCAGCCGTAGCAGTCTCCTGATGCGATGCCACCATCCCCTCCACTAGCTGAGTGTGTGCAGCGAATAACTCCTGCATAGCCTCTGGCGTATTGACAGGGTGCTTGGTTGCCCACTCCGAGACCATGGAGGCTAGATTGTCGTCAATCTCAGCCCCCTCAGGGAGATCACTGGGGATTAGAGCCTTCTTGTATGCCTCAGCAGAAGGCAGAGCGCCCAATCCCTCACGATATGCAGCGAGATCCTCTGGGGTTGCCTCCTCGCCGGGTTTCACGACAGCATTATCGACAGACTCTTGACGCTGAGAGAGACCAGCACGGGCCTCCTTACCGTTCTTGAGAGCATCGAAGAATGATTGATCGTTGCGTGTGGCGAATCCAGTGAGATCCTCATGGCCTAGCTCCTTGAATGACTCACCTGCATTGCTGCGGAGAGTGCCGTCTGGATGGTAGACCTTGGCGATTGGTGAATCTGCCCAGTTCTCGGTGGGTGCTCCAGCTTCGGGAGCCTGACTTTCTGCGACTGGTGCAGCCGCTTGTGCTTCTTCTGACATTGTATTCGTTGGTTATTTGTTGAGCTTCCAGAGTTTGGCTAGTTCGGGGTGATTATCGATGAGGTATTCCTTACGACCTGGAGTCTTGTTTCCCAGCATAGGGTCAGCAGCAGGAACAACGTCCCAATCCACTTCAGCCATGAGTTCCTTCTCAGGATTCGGGATAAGGTGCGCCACCTGAGTTCCTGTTGCTAGCTTCTCGACAGCGCCCTTGAGACGATTGATCTGCTCAATCAAGCCTCGATTCTCCTCTTTAAGGTGCTCCACTTGCAACAGAGCAGCGTCCAGTGGACTCTCCTCTTGCTGTGGAGCCTCCTCGACAGGTGCAACGTAGTCTTCACCGGCTGCTACTGCCTTGAGTTCCTCGATCTGCTTGTAATAGACAGGAGCGGTAGGGGTGACCTTGCCGTCCTCGATGTTCGCGACGACCTTACCGTCCTTCACTCGGATGATCTCCGAGCCTTCTTTTCTGTATTCCATGTTTCTGTTGGTTTAGTTGGTGGGAGTTTCAATCCCGGTATCATTGCGGATAGACCGCATGAGAGCTAGTATACGCCCCGCTCCTGCACGCTCCTCTGGTGGGAGGTCTGGATTTGTGACGATATCATCGATGATAGCATCAATGAGGATCTCACCGCCGTCCGACAGTAAGATCTGTTGAATCTTGGATCGCTTGGTAGCGTCAAGACGGTAGGTGATTGCGTTGGGACTAATCATGAGAGTGCGCCTAGCATTGCTTCAGGGTCTTCCACAGAGGAGAGATCCTTGGCCACACCGCCTGCGGTCTGTGCCATCTCTGCCATCTGAGCCTGTTGAGCTGCTTGCTGTTGAGCTTCCTGCTGCTCCTGATACTCGTCCTCGCTGAGGAGATCGTCCTCATCCTGTCCGAGATCGCGCCAAATGCGGGTCTGGATCTTCTTGATGTCATGCACATTGGCACGGCCATCGGCAGCAGCCATGTTGATGATTGCATCCATCATGCCCATAGCCTCGACGGCCTTGGAACGCTTGTGGTTGCTTGTGAATGTGTTGTCGAAGGCGAACTGTGGCATCCGAGGTTTCCCGGTTACCTCATTGTAAGCCTCATCGGGTAGCTCAATCACTCCACGCTCGACGAGAGATGTGAATGCCCAGCCCACAATAGGCTTGGTGTGATCCTGCTCCAGTGCTGTTAGCGTGGGGTTTGCCTGAGCATTGAGTTCTTCGCGGCGCATGTTCGCCTCTGTAGCTGTCATATCCCGCTCTGATCGGCTGAACATATTGAACAGATGCCCGTGGTAAGCTTCATCGATGGAGTCTTGTAGCTTGTTCCAGATATCCATGCCGACTTGGTAGTTGCCACCACCTGATAGCTCATAGACTGGATTCTTACCAGCAGCAGAGGTTTCAGCGTAGTAATTGACCTCAGCAGCGCCAAGACCAACACCCTCTTCCTTCATATAGGATGGAGCCATGACCGGGGGAACAGCAGCGCGCTCGCCCATCACCATCATGAATTTGCCGCAATAGTTCGCCTTGTAGGCATCAGGTAGGATCTCGTGAGCGGGACAGTATCCCCAAGGGCTGCCATCCACCTCGTAGCGACTGGATACGATCTCAAAGTGATCATTGCCAGAGTCCACGACCACATGCTTGCTGTCACGCTCCACTACGCGCACGGTGTATGCCATGCCTTTGTTCCCGGCCTCTTTCTTGATCTTCCACTTGGGCTGCTTCTCAATAACGACGAGGAAATCGTGAGTCGTGCTGCGACGATGAGGGTCTTCCACCTCGCGTTGCAGCTTACTTGAGAGGTTCTCCTTGCCCCACATGGTAGCTGCGCGATATGCAGGCCACTTGTAGCAAGCTCCGAACGTGTCAACCTTCTCAGTGTGATCATGATCAATCACGTAGTTCATGGGATCGAAGCGGCAGAATGTCATAACATCCTCGCCCTGATCGTCTTGCTCCCACTTCATCCGCATCGTTCCCGTCCCTAGCTGGGAGCGGTCAAAGATGGCTCTGTGGTTAACTGTGTGAAAGTTGGAGGAGCGCAGGTAGTGCATGACGGCCTCACCAGCTTCCCGGTAGACCTTCTCAAGGCTCAAGTTCTTGCGATCCTCCCAAGCTGGACGCATCACAAGCCAGTCACGGTCGCGAGGATACAGCATCGAAGTGATGCCGTTCGCCTGCATACGACTCTTGGTTCTCAGTGTCGTGTCATAGATCTCATTGTGAGGGACGTATCCACTCACATTGCCCCTACCATTGTAGTTGCGGGAGTTCATCAACCACGCTGTCTCTTGCCAGAGATACTCATGAGGGAGGCGTAGTGCCTCCAACTGATCGAACCGCTCGACTGTCTGCTTGCCCGTCATGCTAACCTAGGGTGGTATTGGTGGCTGCTGCTCCGGCTTGGATGGTGTCCTGATAACCGAAGCGGCCACGCATCCTCTTCTTCTGATCCTCTTGTTCCCTCTTAATCGAGAGTGAGGACTGTTGTGCTGGCGCGGCTACCGGCGCAGCTTTTGGAGTCTTTGGCATTCCCATGTCTTTGCTAATAATGGATGATTGATAATCTCACAACGCTATAGGTTGCCGACACCGATAGTCCTCTGTTTACCCGGCCCAGTGGACTCGAATGTCCTCAGCTCTGGCAACATCTTGTTCTGGATTGCCTCAGAGATATATCCGAATGCATCAGCCGGGTGTGATGCCCAGTCGTGAGCGATCTTGTTCTCAATATAGCCTCCTAGACGGCTCTCCTTGCGATGGTATGCACTAAGGGCTTCGATTAAGCCACCCTCACCGGCTAAAGACTCATGAAACCAGAGCTGATTGAACATATCTGTCATCATCCTGATCCTCTTCTCGTCTGCACCATGAGGGCCTCGAGGTAGAGTCTTGACGTTCATGAGCCCTGCCTCGTTCAGCTTGTCAGCAAAGCTCATGTTGTCAGCGTGCTTGTTGTCCCCGTCATGAGGGAGGAAGTGATGACCGTAGTTGTAGCCCTTGGCCATCATGTGCGCGACCCTCTCGCCGGTCTTGAGATCCAGCCCAGAGTCACAGTCGATGATTCGGTAGGTCAATCCCACACGCTGGAAGTAGATGACACAGGTATTCTGAGGCGCTCCCAAGTCCCATGTGGTGTGGACTAGTGCAGACTCATCGATGGGGAAGGGCCCGATGCGCCCCTCGTTCTCAGCCCTAGCCATGTCAGCAGCGTAGATTGCGCCGGGTCTACCAATGCTGAAGTCGCACTCATACTCCTGCTGATAGTCGGAATCGGACACGGTGTAGTCCTCTTGGATGCTTTTAAGCTCTTCAGGAGGCAATATTCCACTGCTACTCGCACGGATGACCGCGCTATGCCAATCCTCAGCAGCCTCAGCCTGCAAATGGCGCTTGTAGAAAGCATTCTTGCCCTTGGGTGTTCCAATAAACCATGCGAACCCCTGATAATCGGAGAGACACGGACGGATTACCTGCGACCACGCAGCGGGAACGATGTCGGCTGGCTCATCCATGATCACCCCGTCGAGGTAGATACCACGCATACGATCATAGTTGTCACCAGAGTAGAGCCTGATGGTTGCGCGATTTGGCAAGGTGACTGTCAGGTCTGACTCGTTGATCTTCACCTGGGGAACCTTACCGAGGAAATCCTTGAGGTATGCCCATGCGATGTCCTTAGCCTGATCCCTTGTTGGTGCAACGTAAGCAAAGCGAGGGGGAGGGCCGGGTCTCTTTAGCTCAAAGGCTACCTTAATCAGCTTCTGGAGAACAGCAAAGGTCTTACCGGCACGACGATGGGCAACGATACAGGCCCAACGCTTGTCGCTTTTGAGGAATGGCTTGAACGCATCCCTCGGATTCAGCTCTAGAGTGACCTTCATTCGCCAATCTTGATGACAACATCAGCCTCGACCTCGATCTTCTCAGCAGCGTGATCACCAGTCATCCTGTTCTCCTCTGCAATGGCAGCTAGAGCGACTCTGGGATCATCCAGCTTGGTGTTCTGGTAGATCTCATAGATGCCTTCAAGCTTGCTCTCACGGGTGAATTTGGACGCTGCCTTGACCTCTCCGCGCAATTCCTCGATATATTCGGCAACCTTGGGGTTTCTTATCAACTTAGAAGCGCCAGCTTCAGCTGAGTTCCCGGTGGAAGTGTAGCCAGCTTCCTGGTAGGCGCGGCTTGCTGGGCGACCTTGGACTACCAGCTCTGCGAATTTGCGTTGACGGTCATTCATGACAATTAGGAGATTGCTGATTCTGCTGTGATTTCCTTGAACTTCTTACTGAGTAGGAACTTACGAGCTGCTCGTCG